TATCTTTAGAGGCTCAGGTCCAGGCGCTTTACCACCAGCTGTAACCAGTCGAGCACCCTTCTTGCGGATAGCTCTGAAGTCAAATTTGGGTGTAAAACCACCCTCCAGATAGGCTTTCATCAGCACTTTCACAGCGTCTGCCCAGCCCATAATACTGTCTTCAATCAGGTAGTTACGAGCTTTGCCAGGTTTTGTAACAGCAGGAAGCTGTGCAACGTGTTGTTTTTGAACACTATAGCCCACTCCTGTACCACCTAACAGCAAGAACATAGTCTCACTAAAGCTGTGAATGCTATCAATAGGTAGATAGCAACAGTTGTAAATCCTTGAATTGTTCACCTCAGCGGCTGGTCCTGCAAACTGCAGGGCTCTCATGGAAGGAAGCACTTTCTTGTTTAAAATGAACTGAGAAGTCTCCTTAATTTGGTTCTCAAGCTTGGGATACTTCTTAACCATCATGCTCTCATACCTGGCTACAATCTCTTCCCAGGTCTCTCTGCGCTTTAATTCGGGTACATACTTTGCGTACTTACTAAAAACTGTTAATTTACTTAGTGCATCCAATCCTAAATCCATAGATAAATCGTATTTTAAAGGGTGAAAAATAAAGGGTGGCGAAGTTAATTCACCACCCTCTAAATTCCAAGAGAAATGAAAAATTCTAGCTAACTAATTTCCTTACAGCATCACCTAGTTCCTTATTGTCAGAATGCCTCATGCAGAGGATTCTCATCTCCTTTTCTAACGTAATAAGTTTTTCTAGATAGAGGGTAGCATCCATGAGCTCTTCCTGAAGATGTTTTAGGTAGATATCGCTATTGTTCTCCTCTAAGGTGGTGCCATATTTCTGATAACCTCTCTCGCTGCGTTCAGAATACTTAGCTATTACTTGTTGTACTATCTGGTCCTTCATTGTTTTTGGTTTCAGAAATTATAATGTTTAGTCTTTCATCCAATATACGGAAGGTGCGTTCAACAGCAGCCATCTCAGCAGTTCTTCTTGAGGAATATAATTGGATGCTTTTGACATCCTCTACATCCCATGTAAATCCCTGGTCTGTGTATATAATGTTGATAATTAGGTTGTTATCATCAAATACATCAAACAACACCCTAGGGTTATCTGAGAGGATTTTTGATAGTCTGTCATTAGATATACCCTGCTGACGCATAAATTCTTTAAACTCAGCTGGTACGCTTTGATCTTTGAAAGACTCAATCATCTTTCCCATGAACCACTCTCTTATGGCTTGTGTAGCATAAGGATAGCTTTCTAGTAAATTAGTCATTGTTGTTTAGTTTTTCGTTTCTAGTTGTCTCATCTAATTTGGTTTGCCAAAAGTAACGGTCATAGCTCATGTCTTCAGAATCATTTAACCTGTTGAGCTCATCTGTTGCAAGCTTGTTTCTTGTCACTTGCATTTCACAGAATATACGAAACTTTTCATCTCCATAGGTTTTTCTTAGCACCTCTGCTATTTCATTATCAAACATGTTCTTTAAGTTTTTCAATGTTAAGAATCTCATTCTCTAGGATGAATGCATGCCACACTTCCTGATCATCATCAAACTCTACGCCTAGCTTGTCCTCCCAGAATTTAATCAAGTCTTCTGTTCTATTGAACACACGATATTGCAAGCTGATTTCATCTCGCTGCAAACCATTCTTCTTTATCTTGATTATCTTAGGAAACAACGCTTGGAAGTCTTTAGAAGTGCGAGAATACAAACCCTCTCTGATGAGCATGAAGTCTTTGTTGAACTTCTTATCTAGCTGATAAACTACAACAACAAAACCATCCTGATAATCATAATCATCAATAATGTTTTTTGTGCGTTCATATTCGCTATCAAGAAACTCTCTGAATTTATCTAGATTCTTAGGCTGGAATAGCAAATAGATGCAGTTTTCATACTGCACCTCTTTGCTTCCATCCTGAATATAGCCATTGATAAACTCATTGTCTTGCAGCTCACCTCTAGGTATCTTGAGGGTGGGCACCATAAATATACTCGTGATTGTCTTTTTTATATCATTCATTATCATCTAATGTTTACAAGGCCATTGTTAATACTGTTTTCTCTGCTTAGGTTCCATACATTGTTCTCTAGAGCCCACTTCAAATCTTTAATGAGTGTAGCTACACCTGTATATTCTCTATTCTTATGGGTGAAGCCATTGTATGCATCCTCAAGATCCTTATCAGAGAGTGTATAAATCAATGGATTGTAATAGTTGGTGCTGTCACAGACAATAAAACGTGGAGGTTCCACACGATATCCACGGATTTCCTCTGTGTTATTCATAAAATGAATCGCTGCCTTATAATACAATAGTGCTTGAATATATGCTCTGCGATAGAGATAATACTCCTCTAGAAAGTTCTCTACAGACCATGTACACTTGAGGTCATACACCTGGATGGTTTTAGCTTCATGATCCACTACCACCTTATCCATCATGCTCTTAAACTCATGACCATCAAGCACATATCCTTCCACTTGAAGCTGATTATACACTGTGTAACGTGGGCTGTTCACTAAATTAACAACGTCCTTGGTTACAGGATTATTACGCAGCTCTTCTACAATCTTCTCAGCATTAGTAACATCCTCTGTAGTGACTACTGTCAGGTTCTGTCCCCTCACCTTACGGATTTCGTTGTAATAGATTTCTGCATCACTTCCTACAAACTTGCTAATGACAGCATCATACTTAATCTTAAATCCAGATTCTGCATATGCGTCCTTAGATATGTCCTCAAAGCTTCTAGTTACATTACCATTATCATCTGTAGATTCTTTAGTGAACTTATACAGTGCTTCTACAAATGCTAACATAAGAGATGTAGGGGCGCTAGCACAAGCTGACATATAAAATTTCTCATCAAATAGCTCTGGTTCCAGTAATAGAGTTTCTACCACCCTACCAATTGTTGCTGCTTGAGTGTCTTTATCCTCTACAGTTTCACCCAAAATATACTTACGATAGTATTTCTTTCTGTCCATGCTGAATTCTTTCAAGCTGGACGAACTATCAATTGCTTTAGCACGATAGTTGCTTTCTGTTTTTACTTGTCCTTTAATCATTGTCTTTTGGTTTTAAAGATTCACCTGCTGTTGGATTACCATACACACGCAGGTCATTTTGGTCCACGGTCCTAATTTCTCCTGTATGATAGAAACGTACAATGAACTGAGGGTTGGAATGTATGCTTCCTGTTATCAGAAACAAAGCCACTCCATACCCCAGATCTCGCACTTCTACATCAAAGGGATTTAAGATCTCGTGCACTGTTTGCACTATCATCTTTCTGTGTCTGTTTAAATGCCTCAATAATAGAATTGTACATCACCCTCACCTCTCTAGGTACGCGGGCAAAAAACCATCTCACCTCTGGAGCATATTCATTACCTCTAGGATCTACACCCTGAGGATCAATAAGCCAAAAGTAATGGCGTTCTCCATTAGACTCAATGTAGCCCTCATGCCACACTTCTACGAAAGATGCATCCTTGTTAATAACAATCTGGTTTACTTCTTCTGACATAGTTTTTCTTGTTTAGTTTTTTCATCGTGACATGTCTCACATAGCACTTGTAGATGTTCCTTCTCACAGAACAGGCGCTCCACAAATCCTGGAAGGTCTTGTGCACAATTAAGACTACCTGCAGGAACCATATGATCCACGTTTATTTTCTTGTCTGGGAACCATTTATTACAGCTGTTGCATAGATATTCAAATTTCTGCCTCTTATTAGGACCTTTGTAAGGCCTACGGGCTTCATATTTGCATTGCAATATAGGTTTCCAAAATCTGCTCTTTTGCCTTAGGGCACTACGAATGAAGGACCAGAACGCTGATTCTGTCATAGTTCCAGCGTTTCTAGGCTTAGCCACTCTTGGTTTCCTAGGCTTACGTTTCTTCTTGATACTCATATAGTTATAATAAGGGAATGTCACTAAATTACGAAAAATAGTGACATTCCCAAAATTATTAATCAAGAGCAACGATACGATTGCTTATCTCGTTCTTCATCTCATCCAAAGAAGCTACGATGTTCTCGATGTCTCTTGTAGAGATGTGAGGCATGTTGAATTCATGCTTCTTGCTTTCTGCTACAAAACCATCTTTTGCTTTCTCTGTCAGATCCTCTAGCTCACGGACAGCATAGCTATCATCAAGCTGCAGTGTGTCAAAGTCCAAATCATGCAAAATAGATGTTGCTTCTTCACGAGGAACAGTCATGATTGGTAAATACTCCCAGCATCTACCCTTGGATTCACCAATACCTACCACTTTCATAGGATTAATGAGCACCAGTACAGACTCATCACCACATCCTACATAGTGAATCTCATCAGAAGTGAAGTGTAAACCCTCAGCACCACAATCGTCTGTATTCCAACGACATGATTTAGGGTCCATGTTTACAGCTCTACCTACACGAATATCAAACGTACGTGTATGAGCATCTGTAAAACGGTTCTCGCTTCTGTTAGGCAGGTCCAGATAGAGCTCTGTCAGATTACCAATCAGTTCACCTAGGTCTGTTCTCTTAACAGTGATTTCTCTTTCACCATCCTCATCACAATCATCAAAGCACTCATCCCATGTGTCATCATCACACTCTTCTAGACAATCTACTATCTCTGTAGTGTATGTATCATCTACATGGATGAAAGAATAAACACCATCCTTGAGATACACCTCATATTGGTCTGGGCTCTTCTTCCATACAGCCTTCACCTTGATGTAGGCATTAGATATAAACTGTACGAGCTCTGGAGAACCATGCAGTGTTACAACGTTTCTAAGCGCTGCAAAGAAGCCCTGCTTAGTAATCTTGAAAGCGTTCTTCTTCAAGAAGTTATACAGTTTATCTGCCACCTCTGCACGAGGGTTTAGACAGCACCACATAAAGAAGCGCTTGAGAGATTGAAACTCCTCATTCTGAGCTAGCAAGAAGGAGTTGAAGTTGTATCTAGATGCAATTACAACAAACTCTTCAACTAACAGTTGTGGTAGAGAACGATCAATTCCTGTTAGATATACAGAATCACCTTTAAGTTGAAAGTCATCTAGAGCTGCTAGTCTTTGAATACCATTTCTAAGTGCTTGTGTTCTAGCTATTTCTGCCTCATTCCTCTTTCTCTCAGCTACAACCTCTTGACTAGCAACAAGGCTCAATAGCTGTATCTCTGAGGATGCCCCACGAGCATATATAAAGTCATCGTTAGTAGCACCTGACTTAGTGATGATAGATCCGTCGTTCAGAACAATAGTGAGCACGTCATTCACCAGCTTGATATTCTTGTAAGGCTTAGGACACTCAGTCACTGTTGGTTGAGGGGTAGGTACATAGTTGTAATTAAATGTGCTGCTTGTGGGAAAAGGATTGGTAGGAACTGAAGGATTATCTAGTTTCTCCAGTTGTCTTTGTAATTCCTTCACCTTGATGTCATGTTTGAGATCCTCGATCTCTTGTTGTTTTCTTGATTTAAACCAGTTTAAGCTGAAAATACTCATTTGATTGTGTTTTAAAAAGTTATAAAAGGGGGAGTTTTAGTCCCCCTTTTTGTTTAATCTTGATTAATTAATTCTTCAACAGTTTCCGTTGTTAGCGTTTCCTCTAAAGGGAGGTCTTCATTGAAGCGTATTCTGTAGTTCTTCCAATCTATTCTATGCTTATGATATTTGAATAGATCCTTAAGAGCTGCAAGTAGTGGTTTGTCATTATCCACATCTCCATAATAACGGATATTGCTCATCATTGAATCTAAGAACGGAAGCTTCTTACAGATGTTTTCTATCTCTACGACAGTGGAATAGATAGACATATCAAATCCACCCACCTCTTTGGCATGCTCAATAATGATGTTTCTATACTCATTATTGATGTCCTTGAAGTTTCTGTCTCTATACTGTCTTACTTCAGTTACCTTATTGTACAGATCTGTAGAAATAGGATTGAGAACCTCTGCGTTACGAAATACATATCTGTATTCATTACTGAGCTTATCAATAAGACATGCTGTTGCTATCCGTTGGAACGGTTTATTCTTTCCTTCCATAAATTTACTAAATGACATTAGATTATGTAATTCTATCTTCTCTACGAGCTTGAGCTCACGTTCACTAAGAACTGCTAGTTCAATCTTAAGACCTCGTGTAGCCTTAAACCACTTATCCATCTTATCCATATCCTCCTGCTTACCATAGATGAATAAATACTTGTTCTGGTGGAACTTAGCCATATCATAAGTCTTACTGACCCACTTACAGTTCTTACCATCTACCCAGCGCTCTAGCTCTTCAGCCTGCTTACATATCATCTCGCCTTTTAGCTTCACTCTACGGGGACCACTATTACCAGTAGCACCTGTGCCCTTGATTTGACCAGTGCTGATACGTTGCTTCTTTCTAGCATCAATAAAGCTCTGAGGAACCTCCATTTCGTCAATATTGACAAAGGTGTTCACATAGCCATTGATGATTGATTGAAACTCCTGAATTCTCTGTCTCCACTCACTCTTTGGATATTGACTGAGCTGAAGCATTGTGTAATAGTTATCATAGTCACCTCTACCATTTTTGTTACGTAAGGGGAAACTACTAGTCTTTCTGACAATCAGAGCATCCGTATATTTATCAGGCTGCATGCTCTTGAGATAGTCTTTCTTAAGACCAGGAATTCTGTCTCCATAATATACATAGGTAGTTTTAGGAAGCTTCTTGATAGATGTGGCTTGATAATAACGCTTAGCCTCACGCATGGTCTTACCATTCACATAATACTTAGCCTCATATTCTCCCAGAATATAGTCCTGTATCTTAACCAGGCGCTCCATATCAAGGAGCTCTATACCCTTAAGCTTTGGAGAGGCTATTTTCAGTGTGGCAAACTTGGACAAAGGATGAATATCCCAGCTAGTCTTACCCATTTTTAGATAACGACTATCAGAGTTGTGATAGCTAATGACCACCTTTAGATCAGTGGTTTCCTTTACACTCTCATTGTACTTCTCAATGAAGTAGTTGGCTGCATCTTTAAGCTTGTTCAAGATGATGCTCTTGGCCTCTGGTGTGTATCGGATGGATTCCCTGTTAGGAGTGGGAAACAAACCATCTGTCAAACTAAACCTGAGAGCCACTGGAATAGTGATTCTATCAATGCCCAGTTTGCTGAAGTCAAGAGGATAATAGACATTATCCAGACAAATATGCAAATTGCTATCAGTAGATAGCTCCGAAAATTGGAAGAATTCATGGCGTGTAATTAGAAAATCATTATGAATACCATCTACATCAAAATAAACACTCTCAAAATAAGCGAGCTGTTCTCTAATCTTTCGTTCAAAGCTGTTTCTCTCATAATACTTGATAGGTACAATCACCTTAACACCATTAGGCTGATCTGTGGGTGTTTCATATAGGAGATCAATAGTGTTGACATCCTCACCCTCGTACATCATATACTTGCGTTCCATTCCATCCTTACGACAGACGAAATAGAAGCTAGAACTGTACGCTAATGGGGCCTTGAAACCAAGACCCATCATGCCTAGCTCTGTAGAGCTGTTGCGTTTAGTAGACTTACCATACTTGCTGATAATATTCTTTACGTCATCAGCATCTAAACCAATACCAAAGTCCTCCACAGAGAACTCATAGTTGTCTTCTTTGTTTCTGCCAAGAGAAACGATAATAGGCTTATCAACACCAGCCCTGCGGTGTGAATCTAGTGCGTTGGATGCACACTCTCTGATAGTAGAACCAATAGCGTCTGAATACAGATTCTTACTCAACATCTGCATCAACACCTGTGCAGACTCTAAGTCTAAGGACATGCCTATAGACTCTGTTGCTTCACCATCTTGGTGAACTAATGCTTCTTTCTGTTTTTCTAGGATCATTTTACTGGGAATTTAATGCTGATTAGTGCTTCTTTTGATTTTCTGTAGTCTTCTAAGTCTTCTGGGTGTGTAAATATGCTCTCTGGATCTCCTATCTTAACAACACGAGATCCATTATCGCTTACACTATCTCCATAGATGTATTCTTTATAGAATAGCTTGGCAGTAAATCCATGCTTTTCAATCTGTTGTACAAACCATGGGTTATCTTTTAATCCATTAGTTTGCCATTCTTTAAAATATTCAAATCTATCTCCTGGAACACGGAAGTGATAGTATTGAACTGTACCACCCTGACCTCTTCCGCAGAACCATCCAAAAGATGTGTAATTACTATTTGCTACCAAAATAAAGTCTCCTATTTGGAGATCTCCTCCATATCTTAGTTTCATTAGTCTTCTTTTTTAAGTAACCAAATGTTTCTGTAATTGAGATCTACATACTTCTCAACAGTGTAATTGTCTGATGCGCAGTATTCTTTCTTGGTCCATGTGCGCTGTTGATTGTTCCAATTTGTAGTGTAAGATGTTTCCTTAATAGCCACTTTACACTTCACAGATTTGTAATAGGTTTTACCCTGAGTTCCATACGTTGGTTGCACTTTCTTTTGTTGCACAGGTCTAATCACTTTAGCCCTGACAACGTTTCCCTGTACAGCATAAAGGAACTCATCCCCCAGTTGGAGGTTGTCTACAGTTGTTTCCATAAATTTTCGGTTTTACTTTAAATCTAGCCAGTTGATGTCTAGATTGTTGTTTTGTTTAACTATTGTGCTCACTTTCTTAAACACACCCTCTGTATCCCAGTCTGTATTCTTGTATGATGCACTGGCGGGGTGTGATAGTGTGAATGTCCATGTAAAAGGGGCTACATAGCGCTCATATTTAGCTGCATCTTTCCCAAGGAAGATGATTGGAGCGCCTGTTGTATCTAACACATTCTCAAGTAAATACTTCATGAATGGTTCCCAAATGGCATTATGTGAGCCTGCTTTATTAGCCTCTACAGTGAGGGCTGCGTTAAGCATAAGCACGCCCTGGTTAGCTAAATAGGTAACATCTGGATTCTTGTTCATCTTCAGGTTGAGCCCATTATGGAACTCTTTTTCCAAAGCATTGTAGAAATTATCTAGTGATGGCTGTGGATAACCTGTTGTGGAACAACCCATTAATAACCCGTCTGCTATAGGCTCATTATTCTTGAAGGTGTGATAGGGGCACATGCCTATCATTATAACCTTGACGTCTGTAAACTTGGTTTCTTTGAATGCCCTGAAGGTATTAGAAGAAAGAGGGGCAATCTTCTTACCCCTCTTTGCTTCCTTTTTAAGAAACTCATAGATAGCGTCACAGGCTTCACTTTCAATGAATGGCTTCATTTTGTAGTGCCAGCTTTCATCAAACTGGTCTGCGAATTTCTCCCATTGCATATTAAAATTCCATTGTTAATTGTCTAAACTGATCGATTTCTTCCTGTGTGTCTCCAGATATAGCCATGATTTGCTCAGCCATAGCTACAGGAGGAACTATGATTCCTGATTCATTCACAAAGAACTTGTGAGCACGTATGTGGTCATTGATCCAGAATCTAGGATGAGTTTCTCTCATAGTTTGTGTAGTGAACTGATAGAGTTCCCACATAGATCCAGGAGCACCATAATCATAGGTGGGGTTGGTTAACTCAGCAGCGATTTGATTCACCTGCATAGTGCTAATCAACTTCTCCTCCAGAAGCAATCTACCTACAAGCTCAGCTTGTGCACGCTTGCTCACCTCGATTTGCTTCATAGATTCACGCTCTGTCTGCATAGTTCTAAAAGTTTCACCAGCTTGCTTAATATATTCTGTAATAGCTGCTGGTGTAAACTCCTGTACAGTGCCCATGTGTTTCTTCTTGAAAGAGCCCATATCACCATGTACAGCACCATTCTGACAAATAAAGATACGTGCACCAATAGCAAACTTCAAGCTCAAGGTCTTGTTGTAGCTATTCTGCCAGCCAATCTGAAGCTGCATTTCTTTGTCTGCCACATTACTAATAGTGAAGTTACCATTAGCCACTTGACCATCTGATGTACTAGAATACAGTTCTTTGTCTAATTGAAACCCTGCTTGATTTATGCTTTCCAGGGTGAGATCAATAAGCTGTTGATGTGTAACAGGCTTGTACGTTCTTGTTTGTTGAGGCAATTCTGCTTTAATCAACAAGTCTTTTGTTGAGTTGTACGTTGCGATCTTCATAGTAGTTGTTTTTGTCTTAAATAGTTTTCTACGGGATAGTACCCATACGTTTTTACTAGATCAGCCCAATCTTTGATTCCTTCAGATAGATACTTACGCGGGACGTTAGTATAATCAAAACCAAACAGTTCTGTAATCTGCTTAGAGTTGTGTACACCAGTCTCATCGCTATCAAAACTTAGGATTTGTCTATCAGAGTTAGCTTTTAGATATTCTACATTCTCATCAGAGAAACATCCCAATCCTTCGTTCTGGACAGCACAGGAGCACGGAAACACCTTTTTCATCACCATATAGTCTTTCTTACTCTTGTTGATGAAAGCCACTTTACAGTTGACAATGTTCTCTTTACCATCCATCATTGTAATAGGGACATTATTAGGCACCCATTTGTTTTTCTTATCAGCAAACGGACGATAGATTTTCCAATGACCGTCATACAGATAACCAAACCTGAGCTCTGTATCCTTTAGAGGAAACAATTGTTTGTTGAAATACAGCTTTTTAATAGCGTATACATTGTTTGCTCTAAGATCATCTAAACTCTGATGGTAGTCATTCCAATAATCCAGTTCCTCTTGGGTGAACTTACGCGTAATCACTTGAATAATAGAATATCTCTTGCCTATATCTTCAGGCTGCTTATATTCTTTTGTAATTATCTTGTAATTACCTGTAGCTGTGTTAGGTAGAAATCCTAGTCCAAAGTCTCTATCTACCATCCTTAGGACATCATCCATACTGGATAGATTGTGGAGCATCTTTACAAATGTAAAGCAGTCACCACGTTTACTAGTGTCCGCAAAGTCTATGAACGATAGAAACCCCTTCTTATTACCTATCATAAAGGATGGATTGTTCTCCTGCCTAAATGGAGAGAATGTAGCTTGGTTAATCTTCCAGCCTTTCTCTGGCATGTAGAACCTAAATATGTCATACTCTGATATCTTCTGAAGAACAGCTTGAGGAGTGAGCCTCACCTTTCTTTCACCTGTAATCATTTGTAGTCAATATACTGTTTTACTTCCTGAATGTCTGAATCTGTGAGCATGTTGATTTTATTCTTTACAACAAAGCGTTCATCGTTTAGATGATAGACAGCTCTAGCAAGTTCAATGAACTTATCACCAAAGTCTCTGTCCTTTTCAAGCTTTCTTATGTCATCCTCCACATTCCAAAGCTGTAGATTTATACCTATAAGGTCTTCATACAGTGTGGATATTGGATCTATGGCAAGGAACTTACCAACCTGCGGCAATAGCTGTTTTGATTCATTCTCCACTTTTGCAAGCTTATCAGCACTCACCTTAGAACGTTTGATTTGCAGGATGGTGTATTTGTCAATCAACTCACCTACGCTAACAGGAATTGTTATCATAAAATAAAAATAAAGCCCCCACCAGATTGCTCTGATGAGGGCTGTGAAGGGAATGGAAATTAATAGTCACTACCGTCATCAGAGAGTGCCTTATCAGACGCTACCAGATTGTCATCTGGATTATAGTCCTGTAAGTCACGCAGAGTGTAATAGTCTTTACAACCATACTCTCCTGTAACGTTCACCACAAAGCGCTCGTGAGGCTTGAGGTCCTTAGACTTCTTAGCACGCAAGCCACTTTGTACTGTGGGATCGTTATAGTTAATCAAACGGAAGTTTTTCAGATAGTAAGCAGGCAGGAATGCTTTATTGTAAATGCTCTGATATTCTTTGTTCTCACCATCTTTCTGTTTAACAGTGATGGTAGCAAGAGCTGCTACATTTGTGCAATATGCGCCATCCACTTGACTCTTCAGGTCCTTCAGGTTACCTTTCATGAGCTTCTTCCACTCAAGCTGTAACACTGTTGTGTCTTTAGAATAATCAAGCTCACCCAACCATGTACGTAAGAACTCATAAAGTTCTTCTTCACCTACAAATGCTACGCGGTGATCACGCTTCGCGAACCACTCAGCAAGATTGTTTGGATCATCAGCCCAGGCGCATCTACCAATGTTATTGATATACTGCTTTTTGCTGCCATCCTTGTTCTCACGTTCTTTGTCTTCTAAGAAGAAGGTCACTTTGAACTTGTCTTTCTTTTTCACTTCCTCCAGCCAAACGTCTACACGCAAGAAGGTGTTACCATCTCTGCTTGTACCCAGATACTCTGCTAGTTTGCTGTCCTCAGGAAGGTCAATGTTTAACACTTCTTTGAACTCTTCTGTTGTTGGATTGATAGCTACTACTCGTGCTTCAAATAGCCCCACCTTTTTACTAATTTCGGGGAGGGCCTGTCTTTCTCTTTTGTCTCCTTGGATCATGTGCTTTGTTTTTTATTGTGATTTAATTATAATACGATTTCACTGTATCCACTACCAACTGTAAGTTGTTAGGGATTTTAACCTCTGCAAACATACCATCTGGGCTCTTTGCAGGCATCTTTTTGAATCTATTAGTGATGAAATGATAGCTAGCTGTGCCATCTTTATTCTCATCTACATACGTGTATAAACACACAGTCATCAAGCCTTCTAGTAACACTTGATTATCAATCAGCTTACCAGCGGTCTTAATTTTATATCCTACAATATCACCACCATCTTCAATAGTTTCAGGGTGTGTAAGATAGAACACTATAATGTCTTCACGAAGTTTGCGAGATTCTCTGAATAGATCCACCATATCTTTTGCCATCAAGCTAAACTTGGTGTAGCCCACTTCTGTAGCTTTAGATACAATGTTGAATCCCATGATGTAATTGCTGTCCTCAATAACGATATTCTTGATGTGAGGAGCTTTGTCTGAGATGGTCCTGAGCAAACGTGTAATTTCATTTGCATCATCCACTTCCTTGTAATTCTTGTTCTCTGTGTTGTACAGTTTCTCTGAGCCTTTGAACGGAAGTTCTTTCTTTGCTACATTGATAATGTACGTTTCTTTTGGATCTAGGTTTTTAATAGCTGTGGATTTTCCTGTGCCTGTTTGACCTACAATTCCGATTAATTTACTTGCCATGTGCTTTAAGGGTTTATTGTGATTTAATAGCTATAAAGATAAGAAATTCTTTCCGATTAAACAAATTTTATTTTGTCTTTATCAAAGAATTCTAGTGCTTTTTTGAGCCACTTTGCTTCAACATCCTCCGTAGAACATACAATGTAAATCTGTGCTTTCTTCTCGGGATTGTTGTATTCCATAGCCATACATCTGTTGATCTTCTGAGCCAGGTTTTCTGCATTGCTGTCAAAATAATTGATAATCACACGGTTCAGTGGTTTATATGTCACTCCTGTATTACCGATTTTTACAACAGCTAAGTGTTTACCCTTACCTGTTACAAAGTCATCAAATATCTGCTTCTCTTCCTTCTTGCTATGATAGGATGGGACGCCCAGTTGATCAGCTATCTTGGTGACACCACAGAATACTAACACTCGTTCATCTTTATGCTTTTTGAGTAGTTCCCTGGTCTTCTCCATTTTAGCCACACTGTTCTGGATAATACGCATCCTTGCAAGTCTCAAAAACATGGTAGCTCTACCTTGTGCTTCTAGGCTGTTTATCACATACCCATAAGCTTCAAACTGAGCTTTCTCAGTGCGCATCTTACCCTTGTAGTTGTTCTTACGTTTGTTATCTAAAGGAACATGGACCACTGTAATTTCATAATCCACAATTACTCCTTCCTCTATAGCCTTCTCTATTGAATAGGTGGCTACAACAGACAAATCAAGCTCTTCTTCAAGGGTGCGCTCTGTCCATGTAGTCATGGTACCTGTGAGCCCTAGGACATTTAGGTTTATCTCTAGGAGCTCTCTAGCAGCTTCTATTTGAGCCTCAGACAGCAAGTGTATTTCATCTATCACCACAAGGTCATACAGGTTCTCTGTATACTTCTTCAGGCTCAGGTGAGTGGTATATGTAACACCACTATCATCAAACCCGCGCTTTTCAAAGTCATCTTTCCAGCTTTGTTTAATCTTGTTGTCTGGGTAGGCAATAAGAATGCTTTTTGGATTCAGTCTTTCAATTATATTGATGGTAGTGTAAATCTTGCCAAATCTAGGACATAGATTAAGTATACCATGTTTACCGCTGTTTACCCAAATGTTAGCAAACTCTTGCTGTCTCTGATCTCTAATTGTCATAATTAATTAGTGTTACAGACCAGAATAACCATTCTACACTAATTACAGAATACCCTTGGTCAAATTCAGTGTTTCGTAAAATAGTAATAGTTGGTAATAGCACAATCTGCCAAAATACATCACTGTTTTTAGGTGCTGTGTTAAATAGTTTAATATTCATTTTATTTGTTTAAAAAGAAAGTTTTGTTCACAACTGTCTCATAATCAGCATCAGTCATGTGACTGCGCTTGGGCAGCTCTTTGAACATGCCTATCTGACCCATAAAGCCCAAACCTATTCTTACATCATCTTCTCCATAAGAATTCTTAATTAGTCTGAGACTTCTGAAATACTTAGCGCCATAATCATCTTTTAGCTTCTCCAGATTATAGCCACTGGGATCAGCCACTTTATAGCGTATAGGATCAAATAAAGCTAATACTATATCCGCATCATTCTGAGTTTGAGAACTCTCTGCAAAATCCTCTAGTTGAGGCTCTACATCACCATTCTTTATGCGAATAGGATTACTAATATCACGATTGAACTGACTAACAACAACAGGCGTATACCCATAAAAGTCACGAGCAAATCTAAGCTCATCTGACATCTTATCAATAGCTTGCTTTTTGGTAGTCTGGTCCTTTGTAGTCTTTAATAGACCAATGTGGTCAATGATTACAATAGTGATTTCTCGCTCATTATTTGGGAAATATCGCTTATTATACTCATCTACCTGCTCAATGCGCCCGTTTTTAACAGCATGCGCCTTTAATTCTTTGGCTATACCTACAGGGTTCTCTGGTCCATCGATGATAGTAATCACCTCATCCATCTGACCCATGTAGTCTTGGTACATGAGGAATAGATCATGCTCATCAGCAGTCATCTTCTCTGTCCAGCCTAATAGCTTAGGAACAGGAATAATCACCCCGTGGTCTAGAAATATCCTCCTACCTACCCATTTGGCTAGCTTGTACACTCTTGTACGCTCCATTGAACGATATATGATGCGTAGCTTGAGTTTTGGGTCTTTCTGACTGATATACCAGTCAAAAGGATTGAGCACAAATGCATCATCTATGAAGGATGTTTTACCAGAGCCTGTTAAACCACCTACAAGAAAGTACATGCTCTTACGGATGCCAATATATCTATTTAGCCTATCAAAGCCCATAGGTATGCCGCTATTTCTGCCCTCTAGGCCTAGCTGGACCTCTTGTTTTAGTTGTTCAAAGCTCATGCATTAAAGTATTTAGTGTTGTAGAAAACCATATGTTCTTTCTTTCTCTTACATAAACATTTCCATACTTCTCTGCAACCATCACTTTATCTTCCTCCTTCATGTCTTTTATTACAATCATAAATTTAGAATTTCTGCGAACAATGATGTCTCCAAAATTTAGTATCTGGTCATGTCTTAGAGGAAATCTAGCATTGGATGTTTGTTTTTCCATTATGTCTAAGATGCTATATATTGTCATATATCTGTTCCTCCTACAATTTTAGGGGCTTGTTCAATCTGAACACCCTCTTTGATTAATTCAATAAATGGTTCATAGCTGCGTTGATTCAGATAGGTGAGACTATTCTGCATGTACGTGAGCCTATTGGTCCCACTCTTTACAGAACTTTCTTTCTTTTGAAGGACATCAAATTTAAGCGCTTCTATTAGTTCAGCTGCTGTATATTCTCCCTCTAGAAGTATCTTATCAAACCTCAACCTGCACTCATCCTTGTTTTGTCTCAAGCTTCTTGCACCTGTAAAGCTCTTACCATTATGCTTAAATGTGTCTGTACCTGGATATGCTTTCCACCACTCTTCAAACTCTGTGGTTGCAGGTTTCTTCTTTACAATCTTCTTTGGTTCTTTGGTGTCAATAAACTTAATGAGCTCTTGACCCATGGTGGTGAGTTTATCCTCTGTTTCTGTAATCAATCCTTTTCTTACTAAAGTTTGATGAAGAGCAGCAATCTTTACACTAGCTTCCTTTAGAGAAGCAATGTCATACTGTTCTTCGACAAGCTTTAGTAAGAAAATTAGATCAAGAGAATAACTCTTTTTAATTAGCTCTTCAAAATGGTAGGGTGTTAACTTCAGATTCATTTGTCGTAGATTCAGGAAGAGGTGTTAAAAGCGTAATCTTCGCAGGCAGTCTATGTTCTTCTTCATTAATCTCCTGCAGTATTCTTTGTTGTTCTTCTAGCAAATATACAGAATCTTTTAGTGCTTCCCGCTCAAAATCTTCAGGAAAGTTCGTTGGCTTTATCATAGTAATAATCTAAAAGGTTAATGAGTCTGTCAACCAGTTCTTCCTCAGATTCCATTGCTAATTCTGTAATGTCATCTGTTGTTTCAAACTCATCGCCTGAATAATAAAGGATGTTACCCACGAGCTTTGCTCTGGTTGTAACAAGTGTGTAATCAACAGCTTGCCCAGCCGTAGAACTCCCATTCGCCTTCTTTTTCATCTTTTGCTTTTTTGTAGGTGATTTTAGCAGTGAGAGGTGTTCCCTTCTCAAGTTTCTTCTCCATTTTTACATGCGTTTCAGCTTGTGTTTTCTCTGTGTGCTGACGAGCTCTAGCTACAGCATCACCCTTTTTGTCAAAAGATGCTACAAACTTACCACTCCAGGCTTCATAAACACAATACAGAAGCACCCATTTCTTGGTGCCTTTCTCTACAACATGGTCCACCTGTGTTTTAATCTTGTTGGTGTTGGTCTTGGGTTCTGTAATACAAATGCACTCTGCGCCTTGGTGTTTAGTGAGAATATCCATGCGCTTTTCAATAAAATTGTATTTAGGAAGACTAGAAGACTTGTAGTCCTTTGTCACATCTCTAAATCCTGGTGTAGCATTAATAGCGCCACTATATCCTTGTTGATGGCCATATTCTGATTCAGCCTCTTCTACAGCTCTGTCATATGCTTCTTTAGCAGACATGCCTCTGCTTCTTACGGTGAATGATTGTGATCCCATAGTTGTTTAACATTTATCAAAAACTGTAATTAAAAACATTGCGATAAATAGGGCAAAAAGGCCCATCATCTCTGCTTTCGCAGACTCTCTATCGTTATTCATAAAAAAAGATTTAGTGAAAGCCTCCTTCTGTATGATTTTTATCATCATCCCAACATGTAGTGGTTGGGTCATACAGTGTATCATTTTCATCTTCCATATTAGGAGCTCTGTATAGCTCCCATCCTATCCATGCAGTGAAAACCACTGCAAAGGTGATAATAAAGTAGAACATGGATTAGTCTTTTATGCGAAGACCATACTGGAGATTAAACCAGTCAAATGTACTCTCCGCATTTCGTTTGTTGAATTTAAATACCTTACGAAGCAGAGGGATTGCATATGCTTTGAAGAGTTCAAACTGTGTTGTTGTCATGGTCCATTGCTGATACCAATCTTCCAACTCATAAGCTTGCTCTATTGTTTTGCCCACCATATTTAGCTGATATTCAATAAGATGTGTGGTGATGTTTGTTCTATTCACCACAACGCGTGGTTCAGGAAAGAATCTATTCTTGCTAATCTCAGCTAAGAATTCCTTCTTATCCCAAACCTCTACGTGTGGACGCTCTTCTATGAATGACAGCTTTATAATGTCTCCCTTGATGTAGCTAATGAAACAAGGAGTACCTATATAGTCCTTAAACTTGTCTCCTTTTTTGATATCCATTAGAATAAACTTAATTGGTTAGGATTTACGACTATGTTGCGAGCTCTACCTTCTGTTTCAATCTTCCTAATGAGCTTCTCAGCACGCTCAATGTAATAGGCATAATTGATGTTATCCAGAGGATGTTTTTTGTCAAGTTTGTTGCATACAGTGGCTGGCCACTCACCAGCTTCCACTTGGGAAACAGCTGCAGCACCACTTGTAGAATCCTCATTCTTGATTTTTAGAAGCTTCTCTCCAGTGTTGGAGATATAATAACGAATCAGCTTATTGTACACAGTTTTAACACCTGTGGATCTATCTATTCCTTCGTAATGGAAGTCTTTTGAGGCTTTCTGTCTGAGGCAGAAGTCAAAGATATTACTATGGTTGCGAATAGTAGTGTCAACAGGTATATCACTAACAAAATATTGTTCCAGAGCCATTGGGACAATACGCGCTGACTTGTTCTTATGAAGCTCAAAATCCGTGAGGAAATCGCCTTTCTTCTTGATCTCTCCATCTGTTTTTATTGCAAGATAGTCATTTACCGTGGAAAATATAATCTTTTGATAGTCAGCCCTCTCGAGCTCATATTGTGTTAGCTCACTCCACCAGCTGTTTATCTCGTGCATCTTGTCTATGTAACATTTTTTGATCATAATTGTTACACCATCTGTGTTAGCAGATATGACATTAATGCCAGCCAGTTCATAAGCTTCTATAAGCATCATTAAGCTCAGCTCACCTGTAATGGTGGTGAACATAGTGAGCTGTCTATCATAAATCCAGTTCTGTATGTCAGAGCTCTTACCATAAACTGAGTTTACAGCAAGCTTTAGTGCTCCTACAATACCCTTGATTTTCTTGTCCTTCTTAGCTAAAGGCTTGAGTTCCAATCTTTTCTCAAACATTGTCTTATAGCCCTGAAGGAATTCTTTACCCAAATGTCTTGGATAACGACCATTGTTAATGATAATGGCTGGATAATAGCTGGATACATCCCAGTCTATAATCTCGTGCTCATTATCAGCTTCAAAGATCTTGGGACCGTTCTCTGTATGCAAACCACCTTTCATGAAGGAATACACATTGTTATAGAAGTGTAGTTCCTCTTTGAAATCATCCTGCATACCCAAACTCATCTTTCTGATGCGTGCTAGAAACTCTTGCAGCTCAGGTGTTTGGAACTGTACATAGTCCGCAATACAGTTTTTGACATAAGTTTTCTTCTCAAACTTACCCTTTTTAGGTAGGTCCCTATAGTCTATACCCTTCTCCTGGCAGTAATACTTTTTGATCATCTCATCACCAATCTTACTGTCAGAATAGTTTAGACAAGGAATGCCAAACTCATCCTGTATATCCTGTCTGAGCTGTATTCTGTTATCACCTTTATACAAAGGATGATCTGTATCACCAATAGTCACCTTGTAGAACTGATAAGTGGCCCACACATCATTCAAACAATATTCTGTCGTAAGGATGATTTCATCCCTAGTCATGTTTGTCTTGTCATGGTGTATAGGCATTTCTTCAATGTTCTCAAGGTCCATCTCAAACTCTAAGCGCTTAAGACTAACACGTCTATTCTTGTTGTCAAAGTGGTGAATCTTGAAGAGATCAATCTGTTTGAGGCTTAGGTCATACTCCCTAAATTCAGGAAACACATCGAAATTAGCGTCATGTATGACATCAGCTGCCTTCTGGTGTATTTTGGCTGTTATTTCCAAGTTGGAAAGCTCATGCCAATATTCATTGTTACGCAGTACCCATTCCACCACTTGAGAGTCAAACCGAAGATTATTGTAGCCCACCCAATAATAATCTTTATACTGCTCGGTGAACTTAACAAACGCACCCAGACTGTTCTCTTCTTGATTAACTTTAAATACTCTATACGGTTCTTGAGGAACTAATACTACCACTAGAAAGTATTCTTTTAAGGTTTCGATATCATAAATGATCACATTCATCATTTCTTCTTTTTAGTAGCTGCTTTCTTCTTAACTTTCTTTTCTTTCTTTTCCAGTTCAGTAACTGCTAAACCTAATGCTGTAACAACTATTCTAGTGACAGGATGCTTAGCATCACTGAACACGGTTGCAAGTGCTTCTATCATTTCACCATTAGTACAATCTAGCTGAACATCTGCAGTGTTATTGTTAAATAGATCAATATACAGGTATCCAGATTTTTTTACTGCTTTTTTAGGAGCAGCTTTCTTTTTAGTAGCCATTTTAATTAGTTTGATTATAAATATTTCTCACCTTCTGTCCTAATTCTTGATCATTCGGGGTATTATAAATAACGTCCGCAGGAATAGTGATGTGCGTTCGTTTTGTTCCCCTATCATAACAGGATTTGCAGAGCTGTCCAGCTCCTTCAATATATCCATGTCTATAATCTATGTGTACACTCTCATCATAGGGAGTTTCTGCGCCACATAGTACGCATTTGTCTTTTGCCATATGGTTTGGATTTAAAAGTTCCTACCCTCTAAATGAGAGTAGGAACCGTAGCCCAAATCTACTTAATTTTTCGCATGCGAACAACAAATCTTTTGTACTGATTACTAGGTTTGTAATACATCTTGTTGTTATCAAGAACTAATCTTGTTGTACGCAATTTAGCTTTGAACACTCTGTCAATGAATTCATTAACAGCTGTGTCATCAGAGCCATCTTGATAAACTAAGGGTGTTACTGTGCTCCAGGCAGAGCGATAGACGAGTGTTGACATAAGGATGAGTATTTATGGATTTAGAAATAAATACGGAAGTGATCAGTGTGGATTTCCACTTTCTTGGGTGTACCCTCAAATGTGGTTCCTTCAGGAACAGTGAGCCCTTTGTTGGTAGGTGCTTGTGCTTTAGCCATTTGAGCCTTAGTTCTACGTATTTTCTTAGGACCTTCCCACTCTCTAATATTATTGGTACTTTTAGCAAGCTTGTACATTTTCATTTGTAAAGCTTGAGCACTGGTGTTGAAACGAGCACACTCTCTTTTAGCAATACGTGAAATAGGTTCCCCTGTACGAATGAGATCTTTTAGTTCTTTGATTTCTTTCCAGTTGTAGAAAAATTTGTTAGTTGCCACTTTGTTTGAATTTAATTGTTGATTAATAATTGTTTGTTCTTTAATTAGTTGTCTTCTTTCTTTAAAATACCCTGCAGCCACTCTTTTTGCAGCATGTTTCTTTTCATGTTGCAAAACGCGGTCAGGATTCTTTTCTTTCCAGCGTTTGCGCCTTTCTAGTGCTAATACAGGACATCTGTAGCGTACAAACCCTGTGTTTTTGGGTTCTAAGCTCCATCTTGTACCACCACAATGTGGGCAAACACGAGCTGGGATGTCTACAATAGCCATGATTAAGCAATTTTAGCGATACAAAACATAGGTGATGTGTCACGGTAGGATAGCTGTACGTACACACCCTTATTAGTAAAATAAGTGTTATGTCTCATAGGACGCTTATTTTCCACCATGTCTACCACCTTTTCTTGTCTCACGTCAAAAAATGTATCCATTGTTTCTTTTAAGGACACTCTACCAGAGAAGGTCATAATGAAGTTGCTTTTGAATCTCATCATGTGTTCCTTCATATATCTACCTGTAACGCAATAGTCTAAATCATACAGTGTACCAGGTTGGTCAGGATTAGCTTCCAAAATGTTTTTGAGTTTAAGCTGTACACTATCGTTAAGATGAACTAGTTGATGTAAGGCAGTTAGTTTGTCCATTTCATAGATTTCAAACTCTGTATATCCTTTTGATTTACAGAATTCTATATAATCTTCAATATGTGGGCCTGCGAGTCCCACTATTCTGTTTAGCTCAAAGCCTGCAAATAAAGAAAAAAGGAAGTCTCTGACCTCCTTCTTTCTCCTTCTGTCTGGCTGAGCAGCAAGGGTTTGGGCATATGTAGTCATGTCACCAGATTTCAAATCCTCCACATTTGCGAAGGAATGTTACAAAGTTTTGTATGTGATATAGAGGACAGCTGTGCGCTGGCCAAGCTAATTTACCATCATCAGCCACCACCCCACGATATAGTATTGTACCTCTAGGATGGTCCTGATTGAGTTTATCTTCTAGCTCTTTTCCTATAAATTCACCATCGCTCGTACTCCAACTACCAAGACAGAGATACATTGTATCATCTATGTCATACATGTTGGCATTGTTAAGTATTAAATAGAGATCAATAGCTTCAGCCAGTGCATCACACTCTTGTTGTGTCTTTAAGCCAAACCCACTGTTCTCTCCCCATTCATTGGTATCAAAAGGGAGCTCAGCAATGTGTATAGCTATATCACATATAGCGTGAATAGGTCTCCAAGACCAGCAACTAGCTCTGAAATAGGTGCCAGGATTATTAACTTTCCAAATACTGACATCATTGTAATACATATCACGTTCATATTCTGTTATAGAGTCCCAGTTTTCTGGTCTCTGTGGTTGGTCCCCAATTGTTTGAGGAGCAATACCATAAACATCCATTCCCATAATTAATAGTTTATAGGCTTACGATCAGACAGAATGCCCACTCTAAACTCCTTACACCATTCGTAGAAGTCTTGTGAATGAAGCTTTGGTTGTACAGTGTGATAACCTTTTTTAATCTGACAGACAGCTTCTGCACGTCTGCCAAATAGGAATTCTTTAATTAGTTTCATAAATGTTTTTATTTTAGTCTTATTTCCAGGAATCATCATCCATGTGATCAAAGAATGGATCTTTTCCTTCATCATATTCATCATCATCATCTTCCCATTCATCATCATCATCTTCATCATATGTACCAGGAATACATAGAGTGACTTTTTCTGCGTAAATAATAGGGTTTAGTTCTTCCTCATGAGCAAAATCCCACTCATCGATTTGAATGTCAACATATCCATCATATTCTTCTAGAATAAAATTAATATCCTTGAGCTCAATATCTCTGAGATCTTCATAGTCTGGTCCACTGTCCCACCAACCAATCTCGTGTGGCTCAGCAATCACTTGTTCATCATAAATTAAATAGGGCTCTACGGGTGCACCATATATGGCGATAAATTCTTCGAGGGGTTGTGAGGGAGTTTTGTCAAGCGCCCATATTTCTGTGTATTCTTTTCTAGTGCCAGGATTGAGTTTAGTGATAAACCACATTCCAGGCTCTAATTGCCTAGGCATATAGCTCTTAAGCACAAGTTCGACAGTGTAAAACATCACTCTTTATTTTTGAGGTGATTTATAATGTCCTGCAGTTTGAATGTACGCTTTTGAGGGCTAGCTGTACCTAGAGGATCATTTGTACTATCTACGCGTACGCAGTTATAGATACCATTCCCTAAATCAGCTACCACCTTCCAGCTCTGATACATAGACTTACCAGCAGTGCCCATTTCATGTTTTTCCACATGCTTTCTAAAGATTGTCCCTATCATGTTATTTAGTTTTATAAGTTTCGTTATAATATTTCTCTCCCTCTGATTTAGGCAGATTTTCAAGAAACGGATCATAACACGCAGCATTCATTATCTGCTCTTTCTCCATTGCTTTGGCTTGTTCAAAGTCAGATGCTTGTAATTCTTTTTTTAAGCTTTCATTCCACAACCATTCTACTGCTGTTTGTTGTGCCATGTCTTTAAATTGTATGTCACGCATAGCGTAACGTTTAATACTAGCAAACATGCTTTAGTTTGATAAGGTGATTGAACCATTAAAATCTTCAAAGTTATCCATATTCCAGTCTGCTATATCCTCTGTGTCCAATCCTTGGAAATAATCTGGATTGTTCAGAGGAATAGCTAAACCATCCTCTATGAATAAATAAACATATCCATCATCCTTACTTGTCATAAGTTTGGGATACTTGCTTGTTGACTTTTTAGTCACGAATGTGTTGATTGCCATGTTATTTGTTTTTAATTGATTTAAAATGTGTTATGTATTATTGTTTGCATGAATCTTTACAAATATTCAAATATAAAAAAGGAACAGCCCATATTTCAGGGCTGTCCTTTCATCCTTAGTAACCCAACTCGTCAAGACGTAATGCATCAGCCTCTACATGGAATACACCATGCAGCACTTTATACATAAAAATAAGGTGAATACGGTTGGCTAAGGTTTTGAACAAAATAAAGTCTCGAGGGGATAAAAGGATAGTTTTCATAACTAATTGATTTAGAATTGTTTAACACGTGTAATGATTTTGCCTTTGCCCTTGCAGCCATATCCTTGTGTAGCACAGGACATTAGCCCATTGATTAAAGCTAGCATTACAATTACAATGAGGATGATTTTGGAAGCTTTTTCCATGTTTATTTAATTTAATAGATTAAAAAATAAAGGGCCCAGTGTGGAAACACAGGCCCGAACGATTGCTTGGCTTATGAAAATTCGTGATCCTGATTGGATTCAAACCAATGGCCCACAGCTTAGAAGGCTGTTGCTCTATTCAGCTGAGCTACAGGATCAGCTTACTAGTAAAGATAGCCATTAAAATGTATCAATCATAGCTGCAAGTTCAAGAGCTGATTCATAGTTTTCAGCCCACACTTTGTAGCCATTAATAACCCATAATTTCTTACCATCTTGCTCTTTTAGAGGAAGTGGATAGGTGATAAGAGCTTCATCGTGCTCTGAATGACATAAATTTGCCATAATACGTTGATTTTAAATTGTTTACATTAGATTTTCCCAGTCATCGCTCATATAGCCTGTAACACCCCATCCAACGAGCACAACTATGCTAATAATTGGTGCCAGAAGGAAGAATAAACCTCCCTTCCACCATTTGTTAATACCTAGGTTCTCAATCTTTGTAACTGCCATAGTGAAACATAATGTCCATATGGTCATAATTAGAAGTGCAATCATGTTAAATGAATTTAAATTGTTGATTAATAATAAGTTAAATTGAATATTCTCTTTCTTCATAACATTTAGATGCATATTCGTATGACTCCTTATCTGCATTAAAGACCACAAGTCCTTTATAGTGCATACGCTTCCATCTGAAGAATGTACAAGGCTCACCCATGCATACACATGAATATATGCCTGGTCCAAACTCATCTGTTAGTACATAGTCATTCCTCTGTCCAGGTTCTAATTCAGATCTTAGCATGTTGAATATGTCATATCCCCCCACCTTATCTTGTAAATCACCATGTAAATAACAAAAACTAGCTCTAACAAGCTCTTCTCGTGTATAATTCCCTATTGACTTACCATCTATAGTCTCAGGGACTATTGTGTAAATAGTTTCATTGTTCATAACAAGCATTTTAAATTGTTGATTAATAAGGGTTTATCTATCTTGCTCTGTAAAGCCTGCAGAATCATATTTTGGCTCTTCATCTATATCAAGGTCTTTGTAGTCAATCATGAGCACTCCAGTTTCCTTACGTAAGGTGTCTCCTTTGTACAAATATGTGTTAATATCAATAATGAAATCATTAACAGAGTCCACCTGCATGAATTTGAGTATGGTGATACATGTCTCATGTCCACGCATGGTTTCATCATTGTGCCATTTGTAATACTTAGCCTCTGACCACTCACGCAGCTTATTTTCCCATTTCGTATCATACTCACTATGTACATGAAGTCTCTCAGTAAGGATCTGATTGTCTACAGCTGTAAATGTGTGTATGTACACTGTAAGCTCGTTGTTTCTTACATCAAACATAATTTTCATAAAAAGGGTTTAAATGATTGATTATTAAGGGTTTAAGGAAAAAATAATAGTTTAAGCCTCACTATCAAAGCCTCTATTCTATGAAGTAGAACAGATAAACACCTATAACATAATAACAGCTGTGGTTGTGTCCACCCCACATTAAATGTATTACATTCACTGTAATCCCTCTGCACTCAGATGTAATACAGTTTCTCTATCACTATTTTATGTAGCACCTGTACGTTATTTATCTTTGAGCTACATTACATCTGTCAATGCAAAGGTTCATTAGTCCAAATAGATGATCTACTTGTACTAATATCTTGAATATTCCTTCTGATGGTGCTTCTATTCAATCCTGTAGCTTTTACAGCTTCAGTGATTGAGCTAAATGTGTTGATTAATACACCATCTTTAGAATACTGATATATTCTTTTAGTTTTACCACCACCACTAGCTCTTTTAGGTGATGGTAAATAAAAATCTCCGTGAGACCATATAAATCCATAAGCTGGTCTTTTCTTTCTTATGGCAGCAGAAAGAGCTGTTGTTTTGTAATTGAGAGCTCGTTCTATGTCTTTCATTGCCAACCACTTATTGATTAAATTACCTTGCAAATCGTATTGATATACGGTTTTAGCTCTAACATTCTTTGCTCCAAGCAGCGCATTGGATATTTTCTTCTTCTGAACATCTGATATATTATAACCAATACCACCAGGCGTTAGGTTTAGTCCATCATTAAGACTATTATAGAGTTCTATGAAATAGATTTCTCTACTATTTGCCAAATCATCCTCCACATACTCAATCACCTCAAACGTATGACTATCCCAGCCATACTTCTGAATAGAATTATAGAGCATAACCTGATGCTTACAATGCATCCTTTTATACTCATGCTTCCTTCTAGACACATTCTTAGTCTGTCCAATATACACCTTCCCATTAGGATTGGTTATCTTATAAATTGCTTTCATGATGTAAATATAAGAACTATTTATGAGAATTCCAAATAAACTTGGGAAGCTGAAATGGTGCATTAATAGTGAACATACACACATCTAAGACGCTCTACTGCTAGATTGTCTCATGGAATAGCTTTTCTATGTACTACACTAAATGTAGTATCTATCCCTAGATGTATGGTTGATGTGTGTGGTTGTTCACTAAGCTCTAATTAATGCTATATTTATGCTATATAGCCTTTGGTTATTGAGAAATGGTAATTATAGGCCTAAAAGGTGCTATGGGTTATACTACCACTCACTAACTCACACGAAATCAATGAGTTATGCATCTTAATATGTCCCACCCAACAGAATATTACATATTCCCCACCCATATATATAAGGAATAAAGAAAGTCTCCCCTGATTGAGGAGACTTTCGATTAATCTTACACTAATGAACTGGCAAGAATGCTGTTGACAGCAGACTCGCTGAGACCGCTGGTGCTAACCTTGCTACGAACGTGCTGCTGAACAGCAATCTCGATGTCTGCACCAATAGTACGCTCTTCGATGGCGCAAGCCTGCAACTCTTCGAGTGTGCTGAACACGGACAGTGCGCTCTCACGAGCAACCTGCACGGCCTTACCATCTTCTCCCATCAGAGGGTCACCATTCTTGTCAAGTTGACCAATCATAGTGGTGTCAACCACTGCATAGAATGGGAACTTAACATCAGCCTTAGGCTCGTAGCCCAACTCAGCCATCTGGTTCTTGTGGATGAAGAAAGTTTTACCGTACGCAGTTTTTGCAGTGAAATTGCCTTTCTCTGACCATACGCCTGATTTGATACGCAGTTCTTGTGCCATAATTATTCGACAGTTTTTTACAAGGTGACTCCTTGTTAACGAATTACACGGGGGGTGGCTCCCACCGCGCAACCTGCCCCCGGGTCCTTGGTGTGGAGTAACCTCCCCCCTCACGGATAGGGGGGTTTTTCCAGAGGGTAAAAAACAGGGGGGACCTGTTTCACGTGAAACCTGGTAGGGGGGAATGTCAAGCTAAAGCTTTACTATAGGGGAGTGTTTGTCAAGATGTGGCTTTACTAAAAAATAAATTTGGAACCTATCTGAAGGATGTTGTAACTTTGGGGAGGTTGGGTGGGTTATTATTCTATACATCCTTTAGATATAAAGCTTTTTCATCCCCCTTCT